CGCTTCCTCAAATGCGCGACAACTCGTCCCTCCCTACGCTGCGTCAGCGCCGTGGCAGTCTACCCCCCCATACCCCTATTGCCAGAACTGCTAGCATCGTCTAAAATTTTAAAAAATTGGAGGATCAGCTTTGGCGGGAAAGCAGTTAAGGAAAAAGATACTTGCAGACATTGAGGCGAAGGGCGGTGCTGAGTACGTCATGGAAAAGGCGTCGTCCATGACGCTGAAGGCCTGGGCTGCCGAGGAGTGGGAGTGCAGTCGTAATTATTTAAGCGAGACTGTTCGGGGTGTTCCTGAGTATGCTCGTGCGTTGGAAAAGGCGCAGCCTGTTTTAGCGGATGCTATGATGGAGGAAAATGTTGAGATTGCCGACAGTATTTCTAAAGATGCGACGAATGCACAGATTGCGAAGGTTCGTGAGCAGATGCAGGCGAGGAAAATGCTGGCGGCTGGGCTGAATAGGGATCGGTACGGTAGTGGGCCTCGTGCTGAGATTACGCTTAACCTTGGGGATTTGCACTTGGATGCGCTGCGGAAGATCAGCGCAGACCGCCAGGCATTGATGGCAGAGGATCGTGATCGGGAAATGAAGGTTATTGAGCATGACGACTGAAGCCAATCCTTTTGAGGATTTTACGTTACAGTATATGGATGACCCTGTTTTGTTCGTCAGGGAGGTTTTGGGTGCTGAGCCATTGCCGTATCAGGCAGAGTTTTTGGAGGCTATATCAAGCGGTGAGCGTCGTATTAGTATTCGTAGCGGCCACGGCACAGGAAAGTCCACATCGGCCTCGTGGGCGATGCTGTGGTATTTGCTGATGCGGTTTCCCAATAAGGTTGTCGTGACAGCCCCGACATCTGGCCAGCTTTTTGATGCCTTGTTTGCGGAGCTAAAAAGATGGATTGGTGAGTTGCCGAAGCCAGTACAGGACTTGCTGACTGTTAAGAGTGATCGTGTTGAGCTGTCGGCTGCGCCGTCTGAAATGTTTATTTCGGCGCGTACAAGCCGCGCAGAAACCCCAGAAGCCTTGGCGGGTGTACACAGCGATAATGTTTTGTTGGTCGTTGACGAGGCGTCTGGTGTGCCTGAGAAGGTGTTTGAGGCGGCGGCTGGTTCAATGTCAGGCCATAACGCAACTACAATCTTGCTCAGCAACCCGACACGCTCGACTGGTACGTTTTATGAGAGCCAGACGCGGATGAGCGGGACTTGGTGGACGCGGCGGTGGAGCTGCGTTGACAGTCCATTGGTGTCGGATGAGTTTGTTGACGAGATGCGTGAGCGGTATGGCGAAGAGAGCAATGCGTTTCGTATTCGTGTGTTGGGTGAGTTTCCGTTAGCTGATGACGATACGATCATACCGTTTCACTTAGTTGATGCGGCGATGAATAGGGACATCGAGATTGACAAGGATCGTCGTCCTGTCTGGGCTGTCGATCCTGCAAGGTTTGGCAGTGATAGGACGGCATTTTGCAAGCGTGTTGGTTCGGTGATTACTGAAATTAAGTCGTGGCGCGGGTTGGACTTGATGCAGACAGTTGGCCGTGTGATGGCAGAATATGAGGCTTTGAACCCGAGCAGCAGACCGTCAGAGATATTGGTTGACAGCATTGGCGTCGGCTCTGGCGTTGTTGATCGTTTGAGGGAGCTGGGAGCGCCTGTGAGGGGCGTGAATGTAGCTGAAAGTCCGAGCATGGGCGAAACTTACAACAATTTGAGAACTGAGCTGTGGTTTAAGACAAAGGCTTGGCTTGAGGATCGGTCGTGCAAAATACCGCAAGACGATGAGCTTTTGGCTGATCTGACAGGCATACGGTATTCATTTACCTCATCTGGCAAGATGGCGGCTGAGAGCAAGGATCAGATGAGGCGGCGTGGGCTGCGCTCTCCTGACTTGGCAGATGCTGTTTGCCTGACAATGGCATCAGACGCGGCGATGGCGCTGTCTGGGCCTATGACATCGTGGCGGGGCGAACTTAGAAGGAATTTGCGCGGTATTGCGTAGTGTGATATGGTCGGTGCAACATAGGAGGTCGTTAATGGCATATGATAAAAAGATGGGCGCTGCCCCTAAGTTTAAGCCTTGCAAGGGCTGCCCGACGCCGATGGCGTGCGCTCGTAAGGGCAAGTGCATGGCGAAAGCGAAAAAGTAATGCCTGGAGCTAAAAAGGGATTATACGCCAACATTCAGGCAAAGCGTAAGCGCATTGCTGCTGGCTCTGGCGAGAAGATGCGGAAGCCAGGCAGCAAGGGAGCGCCGACTGCTAAAGCGTTTAAGGCGGCTGCTAAGACAGCTAAGAAGAAAGTAAAGAAGTGATGTAATGTTTACCGCGTTTGTTCTTTTGTGCGCTCAGAATTACTGCTTTGCAGTCGGTGGGCCTGCGTATGTTGATGAGAATGAATGCATTGCTGATTTTATGCAGAACGGAGTTCCATCTTTGCAGATGAAATATCCAACGTATACAATCATGCAGGTTAAGTGTTATGAATGGGAAAAGCAGGTGAAGTCCTAATGCCGTATTCTAAGTATAGCCCGAAGCAAAAGAAACTGGCGGCGATGGCTGGTGATCGTAAGAAGATTACGGCTGCTGACTTGAAGGCGGTTGCGAAGGCCAAGGCTAAGAAGAAGAAAAAGTAATGGCGAAAGACCCTAGACTGAGCCGTATTGGTGTATCGGGCTATAATAAGCCGAAGAGGACGCCGAGCCATCCGACGAAAAGCCATGTTGTCGTGGCGAAAGAGGGCGACAAGGTGAAGACGATACGGTTTGGTCAGCAGGGCAAGACAGGCGACAAGACGATGACGAAGCGTGCGAAATCGTTTAAAGCGCGTCATGCAAAGAACATTGCCAAAGGCAAGATGTCTGCGGCGTTTTGGGCTGATAAGGTTAAGTGGTAGATGGAACAGTTGATGAGGTTCTTCTCGCCTGAAGCTGGGCAACGTAGACGTACAGCTCTTGAGCAGCTTGTTTCTGGTGTTGAGCAGTTTGTTCCACCCAATTTGCGTCCAGCAGCCGAGGCTGTTGTGCAGATGAACCCTGTGCAGGGTATATCTGATGCAATGAGCGCAAGCGGTGTTGTGTTTGATCCAGAGCAAACAGCCGAGGCGCGTAGACGCGCGGCAGTTGATATGGGCGTAGAGATGGCTATGACATTAGCCCCTGCTGCTTTGGTTCGTATGGGGTACTTGGCAGCGCCTGCTGGACTAATGGAAACGTTTGCTACGCCGTCAGTTGATGCGGCAGTTGATATGGGTCGGAACGCTTTATCTGATGCGCAATATGCAGTTCGTTCTGTTGCGCAAGGCGATCCGCGCGGCGTGATTGATGCCATTCGTCCAAGCGGTCAGCCGCAGTCTTTGAGTGCTGCTGCACCTAAATCTAGGCCAACTTTTGAAGAGGCTCCTATGATTGTGCAGCACAACATATCGCCAGAAGGTTTGGCTATATCAGATCAAATTGGTGGCATTCCCATGCCTTCCATTGGGATTGCAGGCGCAAAAGCTCCATTGGAAAACTTTGGCGACATTACGTTGCTGCTTGATCCGCAGAAGATAGCTCCTCGCCGTGATTTGCCAGTTTACCCAGCGGATGCATATACTGGTCGCCAACCGCGAGCATTTAGAGAGTTTGTAAATGAAAATGCAGCGGAAAAAGCCATAGCAAACGATAAAAATTTTAAGCATATGAAAGACGCAAATTATTGGATGATGAGTTATGACAACTTTGAAGACAATGATCGCATGATGCGAATTGCTCAGTATGGCATGAAGCATAAAATTGCTAACCCGAAAGATTATGACCGATTTGACGATTATGTTCGTGACGTAGAAAGAAAAATGGGAGGCTTTATAGACAGTGATGAATTGCTGACTGTAAACGGTTTGCGCGATTATGGTGAAACAGAATTGAAAATTGCCCCATCTGAACTTTTCACGCCATCAGGAAATAGGCGTGATCCAAAACCCTACACCGTGGAAGAAGCATTTAAGCGCATGAACAAAGACAAAGCGTTTGCTGCTGGAGCAGAAATGCATCATGGAGCAGGTCAAATTCGCGCAGTTTTGTTGGATAAGTTTAAAAACCTAGATGATATAAAGTCAAAGCGCGGATTGTTGATGCCATCAGGTAACGAGATGGAAGACATCAAAGGCAGTTTTGATACGATGGCATATGACGAAATTAACGACATTGCAGAAAAATATTTCGGTGGTCGTCATCGTGCAGCGGAAGATTATGTTACCGATATTGCGATGGGTCAAAGTGTTTCCTGGGCCGATGCGCCAGAAGGGGCGAAGCAGGCAGCTAACGAAGCGCTGACCCGTCTAAAAAATGTAGTTAAAGATATGCCGACAGAGTACTTTGAAGCAAAGCCTCGATCTGTCGCACAGATTGGTGACTTTGACGCGGCTGTTGTGCCTGAAGGCAACCAAGAGGCTTTAGAGATTTTGCGTCGGGCTGGCGTTTCAGACATTCGCACTTATGGCGAACAGCCAGGTCAAACTCGTGCGGATGTTATCAGACAGTTTAAAGACCTTATGTTCGCTGTGCCTGCTGGTGGATTGTTGGGCTATAATATGTTACCACAACAGCAAGCGTCACCTAACGATCAAGGATTATTGTACTGATGGCACTTACAACATACGCAGAACTAAAGACGAGCATCGCAGACTTTCTGAACCGCGATGATTTAACCTCTGCCATACCTGATTTCATCACATTGGCTGAAGCTGATATGCAGCGCCGCGTAAAGCATTGGCGTCAAGAAAAGCGCAGCACGGCTGAGCTAGACACGCAGTACAGCGCGATACCTGCTGACTTTCTTGAGGCAATACGCTTTTATATTACCTCAAATGACAGCTCACCGCTAGAATTGATTAGCCAAAGCGAGATGGTAGATCGTCGGTATCGCAATGCGAACGCCTCTGGCAAGCCGCATTACTATGCAATTACTGCTGGCGAGATCGAGGTTTACCCCACGCCTGACGGAACGTATGACGCAGAGCTTTATTACTACTCACGCATTCCCGCGCTGTCCGACAGTAATACGTCAAACTGGGTTTTGGAGTATTTCCCTGATGCGTATTTGTATGGCGCTTTGGTTCACTCAGCACCGTACTTGAAAGACGATGTGCGCACCCAAGTTTGGGCTGCTTTGTATCAGAGCGCGATTGATGGTATAAATGCGGAAAGCGAAAGCAGCAAATTCGGAGGTTCGGGAAAAAGGCTTAAAATCCGCAGCTATTAACGCCTGCCATGATTAGGGTGGAAGCCGTATTTGGCTTCTGCCTCTTTTCTTGCGGCGGCTGCATCTTCTTTATCTAAAAACCTTTTATATAAAACTCTTTCTTTATTTATGTTTAATTCAGCTACCCATTTTTCTCTATGAGTATCAAACCAGACACCCATAACATTAGACTTATTGTTGCTTGGTGTTTTTCTATTTATATTATTTTCTGAAATAGTTACGTCTCTTAAATTAATTATCCGATTATCAATTCTATCACCATTTATGTGATCTATATGGCGCTCTGGCCAATTGCCAAAGTGCAAGGCCCACGCTGCTCTATGTGCGCGAATATCTGTACCCATAATTGACCCCTTAAAATAACCGCAAGATGTTTTTGTGGTAAAAGCCTCTTTGTGGGCGTGGCGGCTATTCCATTTTGAGCAAGTATGTTCCCCTGAATGTTTACCGTCATCAAACATATCTGGAGTTCGCTCCCGCCAATACAGCTTTCCTGTATCTGGCTCATAGCGAAGCAGTTGACGCAATAACTCTGGTGATGGTAATTCTTTCTTAGACATTTCGGCCTCCTTATTAGGCTGTCTTGGTTAGAAACTCGCCAGTGTTGCTGCATTGGCGGGTTTCGTATATAGTGGCATAGAACGTTCACAATTTCAATGGAGGCGGCGTTGTCCCTATCCAATACCTTCGAAACACGCGTTTTAACGTGGCTATTTACTGGAGATGCCGTTACGCGCCCATCGGCATTTTACATTGCGCTGTTTACAAGCAATCCTGCTGAAGATGCCAGCGGCACTGAAGTCAGCACATCTGGCACAGCCTACGCGCGGCAGAGCGCAACCTTCACTGTGTCTGGCAATGAAGCGACAAACTCAGCCGCGATTGAGTTTCCCACAGCGACTGCCTCGTATGGCACAGTGAGCCACATTGGCGTGTTTGATGCTGCCTCTGCTGGCAACCTGATTGCCTATGCAGCGCTGACAACAAGCAAGGCGATTGACACAGGCGATGTTTTACGTTTGCCAGCCAACGAGCTTGACATAACGATGGATTAAAACAATGGCTGACGTAACGTACCGCAGCGCTTACGGCAAAGGCTTATATGGCGTTGAGGCGTATGGCGTCAGCGGTGCTTTTAAAGAAGGCGAAGCCATTGTCATTGGCGTTACCTCAACAGCATCTGCTGTTGTGCGTGTGCGCCTTGCTGCGTCTATCGTTGCGTCTAGCTCAAGCAATGCCTCTGCCGCGCAACGTGTGCGTGAAGTCAGCGCAACGTCAAGCATTGCCGCGTCTGCTACAAGCGCAGCCCAGCGCGTGCGTGAGGGTGAAGCTACGGTTGTTGCAAGCGCAACTGGTACAACTACAGCAGAACGTGTACGCGAACAAAGCGCGGCTGTTAGCATTGCCGCAAGCAATACATGCGCCGCAACTAGAGTTAGAGAAATCGCAGCTACGGTAACGCCAAGTGCAGGCGTTGCAGCAAATGCTGTGACAGTCGTAAGCATTACCCCAACTGTGGCTGTCGTTACAACAAATGTTGCAACGGTAAATCGCGTGCAGTTCAGCAGCGCTGCTATTGGTACTATTTGCAGTACGGTTTGCAATGCGATTGAGAAGTGGGAGCCGCTTGCTGGCACGGTTGAAGTTTGGACAGAGGTTGATCCTGCAAGCGAAATATGGCAAGATGCGTCAAGCGTGACCGATAGCTGGTCTGCCATTCCCCCTACATCGGAAACATGGACAGATGCTTCGGCTGCAAGCGAAACTTGGGCTGATGCCGCATAGGAGATAGATATGCCAACAACAACCACAACGTACAGCTTTAATAAACCAGTCGTCGGCGCGGATGAAGATGATTGGGGCGGCTACCTAAATGGTAACTGGGATAGCGTTGACGATCTGCTTGACGGCACTACGCCTGTCACTGGCATTGATATTAACTCAGGTACGTTGGACGGTGTAACGATTGGCGGCACGACAGCGGGCGCTGGTACATTTACAACGCTGACAGCCAACACAAGCATTACTGGTACGCTGGCAACTGCTGCGCAGCCTAACATTACGTCTGTTGGCACCTTAACTGGGTTGACAGTCAGCGCCAGCGCATCTTTAGCGGGTGCAAGCACATCCGCAGATATTACCTTCGGTGACAACGACAAAGCCATCTTCGGCGCAGGGTCTGATTTGCAGATATATTCAGACGGTACAACGGGCCAGATTACAGGCGATCTAAACATCACGGGTACTTTGACCAGCGATGGGCTGACTGTGGATGGGAGTGCGCCACAAATACAAATTAATCAAGCCAACCCAATACTTATCTTTACAGAGCAAGATCAGGCTGCCGACAGTCAGAAATGGGGTATTCAATCTGAAAGTTCACTTTTCAAGTTTAGAGCGTTTAATGACGCTTTATCCTCGGCGGTCACTGGTCTTTCAATTAGCAGAGGCGGCGACATCAGCTTCTACGAGGACACAGGCACCACGGCAAAGTTCTTCTGGGATGCGAGTGCTGAACGGTTGGGGATTAATAACGCATCACCAAGCGTTACTTTAGATGTAAGCAACAATAGTAGCTCAAATAACTGGATTAATGCGTCACAATCTGCACGCTTTTATCAAGAAGACAGCTCAAACCCTGCGTCAATAAAGTTTCAATCTGCCAACAATGCTAACGGTGGTCAAATCACTTGGGGCGCAGTTGCTGGTGATGGGCCGTTTATGTTCAAAAATTACAACACAGAACGCATGCGCATCGACAGCAGCGGCAATGTTGGCATCGGGACGACGACCCCGCAGTCTTCTGCAGGAGAAACATCCCTCACCATCAACGGCTCCACAACAGGTCGTTTAGACTTACGTGGCGGTGGTGTTCAGGCGGGTACTATTTCCAGTTCAGGTTCGGACATGA